TTTAGCAGGGTCAGTTATATCCCGTGTTATGTTCATGGCTTCAAAAATCTTGCTGTCAGCATTGGCGTTCCATGCTTGCTGGTAAGCCTTCATGTTGTTGTCGCCAAATTTTTGGGAGAACTGTTGTGCGCCTGTGGCTTGCATATCCAGATTGGTTTGATCGGCTTGCACCCTACGGGCAATTTTTATCAAGACCTCTGGCGGCACTTTGATCGTGCCGTTAGCCACCGCTTGCATATCCAATCCAGCAACAGTATTGCCAGCGCCACCCATAGCTGTGGCATTAGATAACGCAAGGTTTGCCAAGTCTTTGGCAAGCATATCGTATTCACTGCTTTTCATTGCAGACAAAACTTTTTGCTCTAATCGACCCATCACGCCACCGCCTGGGAAAAGTAAATTTTCCCCAATGCCAGATGCCGTCTGGATAACTTCTTCCACGTTCCTGCGCCCTTGCGTCAATTTGCCTTGTGCTTCTACTAATCTATTACGATATTCTTGACCAGCCAATTGATCTTTTTGCTCAGTTGGTTCGGCAATGTAAGGCTGATCTGCCCTGCGGACAGGGAAGGGCAAACGCATACCTGGGGCAACTTCAGCGCCAGCGGTAGGCAACCCGCCAGCACTCGGCCCACCTGTTGGAACGTTGGCTTGCAAACCGCCAGCCATGCCAATGGTTGATGTGGGCGGTGCAATACCAACTCCAGGCGTGGTGGTGATTGTCTTGCCTTCTGCCGTTGTCGTGATGGTTGGCGCAAATGTGGTTTGTTGCTGCGTAGGTGTCATGATGGCCTGACTTGCTTTGATCAGCGCATCAGTAACACCTGGGCCTTTTTGCATTTGCGAAAACATAGGCACATAGGCTTTTTCCACCAAATTTTTCATTTCTGGGTCGTTGGGATTTGTGGCAAGAAAATTTTGCAATTCTCTATTTACAACTGCGGGGTCATCTACACCAAAACGACCAGCCGCCCCTAAAAACGATGAAATTAACGCCTTTTTATCTTGCGTTAAATTTTGCTTCGCTCTTAAACCCTCGGTCTGTGCCGTTCCCAAAGTTGTAATTTTTTGAACATAGTCAGGGCCAGTTAAAGGCGCAATCTTTGGAACTGCGGCGTTGATCTTGTCAATGTCAATGCGCCCATCAGTTTGGAAATTGTTGGGGTCTGCAAAAAATGTTTGTAGATTGCGGCGCTCAATGTCGCCTTGCTCAACAACGCCCAATTGAATCTGACCAGTTCTGGCTGCTTGCTGCTGTTGTTGTAGGGCCAGCGGGTTAATTTGTTCGGCTTGCTGATAGGCTTGCGCCCCCCTTGCAATGTTGAGCATATCGCCAAGGGAAGTTTGAGGCACAGGTTTGACTTCTGTGCCAAGCATTGGGACATTAAAAGTTGCCATGTTTTATCCTACAAGATATTGGCTAAAACCTGCATCGTTATAGCCTGTCGGCAAATTCATTGCGCCGCTAGTAATTCCTTGTGGGCGCATCAATGCACCCAAGGTTACAGCGTTTCCAAGCCCTTGATAGCCCCCCGCCATAGCGTTTGCCGCGCCAATTTGACCAGCACCAATGGCAGATGCACCCCCAATGCCCAGTTGTCCAATGTTGGATGCGGTGTTTTGTGCAAGTTGATTAACCTGACCTTGTGCAGTTTGACCAATTCCAGCAATAGATGCTAAACGGTTGTAAACGTTAGTCGTTCCCGTTTGTTGTTGGTTAAACTTCTGGGCTTCTTGTGTCATGTAATTGTTGAGGGCGTTTTGATAGGCATTGCTTGCGTAATCTTCGGCAAACTTAATCCCGCCCCGTTCAACATTAGACCCGCCCCCGCCCACATTTAATCCCTGACGGGTTGCCCCTAGTCCTTGACCCAACATAAACTGATAATTTGGGGCAAGATTTGTTTTTAGATCAGCAGCAGTAAATGGTTTATACCCTTCTGGCATTTGGGTAAATTGCGGCAACATTGTGCCAATTTTTGACAATGCGCCATAGCCAGCTTCACGGTATGGTGCTTGCTGGGCGTTTTGAATGTCAAACATTGCCCGTTGTTGGGCGGCGGCATCAGCCGTGGCGCGTGATTGCAAATCAGCAGCACCAGATGCCGCACTCGCCTGCTTATTCGCCCCATATAACCCTAGTACGGCTGCCCCGCCGATGGCCCATGCTAATGGCATGATGTTTCCTTTCGAATCAAAACTTCATCAACTTTGGTTGCATCAGTTTCATCTGTTGCATGGATGCAAAACCATTCACAATCTTCAAGTGCCTCAATTGTGTGGTGAATGCCTGATTTTATTTCTAAACACGCTGGCGCGGTGTATTCTTTTTGGCCTTCATCTGTCCGCACAATTACCCGCCCTTTGGCAAGAATGCTTAAATGACTGTAATTGTGGGCATGAGTGCCAGCAATAAACCCCGCTGGGATACGCATCCGCTTGGCATATAGGCCATCAGAAAAGTGATGTTCAACGCCTAAATCAGCCTCAAACTTCCCTTGGTGGGCAGCAAACAAATCAGCATTGTTCAAAACGTACCCCCTTTGACCCCATTCAAGGCCGTGAAATCAGTGAATTTACCCGCCGCAGGGGTTGTGAGGCCAATGGTGGAATTGTTGATTGTCACATTGGCGATTGTTCCACCCGTGATGTTGGTGTTTGCCACATTCAAGGTGATGATGTTGGGATTCATCAACCATTGCAACCAAGGAACGCTGGGCCGTCCTGTGGTTGGGTCAAGAAACGCCGAATAGGGAATGTTAATGTTGCTGTTTGGAACTGCGGTTGCCATCAGTTATCCCCAGCAGACATTTTCAGTTCGGCAGACACAATGACCGTTTTTACAGGGTCACTAATCACGACCTCAAAAATCCTATCCCGTGACCAACCCAACCGCCGCCACAGGGCACGATTGACATAATTTCCAATCTTGCCAATGCTGACCCAATGCTCGTTTGAAAAAGTAGAACCGCCATCGTTTGACCAGCGCAGCATGGCCTGGGGGGTTTGCCCTTGGCCCAGATTTAAACCAACCCCTGGCTGAAACTGAATCTGAAAAGAATCAAAATACTGGCGTTGTAAGTCTTGGGTCAGGTGAATGGCTCGGCGCAGTCTGCGGATTGTGTTGCCGTTGTCTGTATATACAGCGTTATCCAAGCTGTAAATCTTGCCGTTTTCAAAGTCACCAACAATGTTTTTATTGGCAAAGAATGCCGCACAGTTTGACCGATGGCGCTTGTAAACCCCTAGATTTGAATCCCAAGATAACCACTTGTGCCAGCTTTTGGTTGACAGGTCATAAACCCAAGTAAGCCCATATTCCCCAACGCTGGGGAATGTGACCACATACATTTCATGGCCTTCAATCTGGTATGTGTAGGCAATGGCATCAGAAACCACAGAATTCAACAATGACTGTTCAACAGCGTGAGTGCTGATTCTGACCCAGGTGTAACCTTCCATCTTTTCAATGGTTGCCGCACCCCTGTTATCTTTTGCCACACAAGCAAACGTTTCACCCAATCGGGCCAGCGAATACTTGGCAACAATACCTGATTGACTTGAAGTCCCTGGCACTCGCTGAAATGGAAAACTGGTAATCCCTGCGATCACGTTGCCCACATCTGTCCAGACCTCGGTGGTCACTTCCCCAATCAGATACACCTGACGTTGGTTCACAATCAGCGTCACCAACAGGTCAGATGACCCATCAGCCGTGCCGTATAGGGCTTGGGTGGATAGACTAGACCCCAGGTCAGTACAAGCCCAGTTCTGCGTTCCTGGCTCGTTGTAGATGTTGTAGTTGTCAACCACATCAACCACAGATGCACCCTGCCAAGGGCCGTCTGTGCTTGGCAACGTGGTGAATGTGTTGGTGGCGGCAACCCAGGTGTATCGATTAGGCCCATCCACAATATAAGCGGTCAATCCATAACCCAGGTCGATGTTGTCAGATATGGACACTTGCCCCGTGTTGGTGGTCAGCGTCCCGATCTGTGTGGCGACAAATGCCGTGCTGATCTGATACACCCGATTCCCTGCCACAGCAATTAGGATGGTTTCGCCTGACATGGTGTGCAAGCCCCGCACCTCTGTTGGGAAAAGTTGAACTTCCTCAGTCAGTCCAGGTGTGGGGTATAGCGCCACAATGCCCCTGTCCCCAGGCTGCTTAGATGTGTCAATCTCAGCAAAGAAATTGATGCATTCTTGATCGCCTTGGTAGATAGATGGCGCAACGTAGGATGTGCCGACAAAACCAAAATCAGGCATTATCGGAATCCCCCGTCCATAATAAAGCCCGCATCTCTAGCCCTGCCAACCATTAGACTGTCAGGGTATCGGGAAATCTGTGCTGGGCGCATATTTGTGCGTTTAACCGTGGCCTTACCTTGCCCCGCATATGCGTTGATCATGGCAATCTGTACCTGATTGACCTTGCCAAACATCGGCAGCAAACGTTCAGCCAAGCACCACCGCAACGCCATGTTGTAGCCTTGGGGCAGTTGAATGGTGTCGTTCAGCGTGGCAAATTCCCTAAAGATTGTCTGGGTGAACAAGTGCAATTCACCCTGTGACGGGTTAGGGTACACATAAATTGTCCCCAGCAGTTCAGAGGGCTGGTAGTAAATCGCCTTTGCCCAAGGGCCGTTTAATTGCTTGATGCCGATGGATTCGTATTCTTCAAGGCTCAGAATTGACAGGGGATAGTCAAGATACCCGCCAGCAATGTTTGTCCCGCCCTGCTGTGTGGCAACCCGCACAAAGCCAGATTCAATTGACAATGGGCGCTCATAGTAGGCCGTAATTGTGGTGCTGGCAGCGGTTTGGCTTGGGGTGACGGTATACGTCCCGCCCTCGTTTACATTGCCCCCAGCGCCCGTTGTGAAGCCCACAATCCTTGTTCCCGCTGTGATACCTGTGCCTGATAGCGTCTGACCAATGTTGATGCCACCAGCGGTCACCCCACCAGATGGGACGGTCAAGGTTGTGCCAGCAATCGACCCTGTGAATGTCGCCCCCATCTGACCGCTTGGGCCAATGGTGTACTGCACTTGGTTTTGCGTGGTCTGGAAAATGATCTCTGACCGATAGAAAACCATCATGTTTTCATTCGACCATTGGGCGATCATGTCGTTGAGCATATCTAGCCCATCTTGCGCTTCGTCTGCCGTTGGCACTTCACCAGCGGCGACAGCGCCAATATCTTTCATGGCTCGGGTGATGATGTCAATCGGCTGGGTCATGGATTTTCCTTATTCTGCCCATGGCAAAGCAGGTTCAGATTGTTTTTTTGCCAATTGGCGTTTTATTTGTTCGGCAACTTGCGCTTCGCCTTCATCTTTAAGAAGTTTGGTAATTGATTGCTCAACATTATTGCGGTCAATCCAAGTGTGCGTTTCTGGCGCAAAATACCAATCAAGCACCTGTTGTTCAGTCAATTGATTAAAAGGAATAAAAGTATCCCCACGAACCAAATCAAGACTGTAAGCAGCAGATGCTAAGTTGTCGCCGTCAGTACCCGTAACTGTTAAGTGAACCTTAACAACTAAATTGTTTTCAGCAACTTCTAATTTGTTAACTGTCCATTTGTACTGCATGATGTTTCCTTACAAAACGTATGTGATCGTAAACGCCAAAATGGTAGCTGTTCCAGATGCAGTCCATGCCCCAAAATTGACGTTGGCTGAAATGTCAATAACCCCATTTGTTGCAATGCTAAAAACAGCGGGAACATAAGACCCGCCATTATCAGCAGCCAAACATATTCCATTTACCGCAGTTGACGGGTAAAAGGCTGCTGGCATTCCCGTTATGGTTTTAGTTGTGGCATTACTTGTGCCAGAAAGATTAGCGGGAATAGTCAAAGTGACCGCATAGCCATCTTTTTGATAACGAATGGCGCTTGTAACTGTTGTCGTAACTCCCGTCAAAGTTCCTGTAAACGTGCTGGAATCACCACCATACCGCAATTCTTTGTTGTTAAAACTTACTACGCCCATACCAGCGGCATATCCATACAAATAAATGTATGCGCCAGCATTTCTATTATTTCCATCTACGGTGTACGTTCCAACCGCTGGCATTCCATAAATGGTAACAGTACAATAATTTGTTCTAAAACTAACTCGGTTTGTTCCTGATACTGATGCGCCCCAATGTGGCCCCCAATATGGATTTATAAGCGTTAAATTTGCACGATATGCCGCAGTAGCCGCATCAGAATTTAAATTAATATCTGCGGTAGAAACAGAAAAACCAATTTTTTCTGTGTAAAGGTTGTTAATCAATACTTGAGTGCCAGTGATTTGGATTGCTTCTGCTTGCGTTCCTTCAATTACCAAAGTGTCAAATTGAATACCTATTCCTGTTGACACGGTTTCAGTAATTGACAACCCCGTGGCGCAACCCGATACGGATACGTTTTCCCACAAAGTGGCGTTAATCATGTTGTAACCAACAACTTTTACGCCAGTTCCAATAAGCCCCAATTCAATTCGCAAGTTTCTTACTCGACCATAAATCCAGGTGCTACCAAAAGATGTGTCTGCTGGGTCACTATCAATTAATAAACCCGCATTCTGAGCACTTCCAATAAAAACGTTTTCAATGAGTCCTCGAATTCCACAAGTGCCGCCATAAATATGTATGCCATTTAAACCGCCATTGGTGTTAATGTTAATAACTTGGGCGGTGTACCCGTTTTGACCTACGGGGCGGTTAAAGAAAATTACATCTTCGGCTGCGTTAGACGATGAAATAAGCACTTCACTAGGTGCAGCACCAATAAATGTGCAATTTTTTTCTCCAACTTCTAAAGCTGCATTAATGTTATATGTTCCAGCAGGAAAATATATAATATCATTTGCGGCAATTGCGGCATTAATTGCGGCAGTGTTTACCGCAGCAGTTGCACTTGGGCTTGCACCGTAATCCAGCACGTTGGCATACGCGCCGTTAATCATTGAAAACGTGACTTTAGTTAGCGACATTTTTATCCTTAAATAAAATACGTTACTGTAAACACATGGGAGGTTGCGGCGGCGGCAGCGGCAACGTTATAAACTGTGCTAGTTTGTTGCCAAACTTGCGACCCCGTTAATCCTGTTGCTGCGTTAAAAATGCTACCAGCATAGTTGCCTGACCCTGCAAATGGGCAATTTGTACAAATTGTTCCCCCTGCGGAAATAGCAACTGAAGTAGCCCCCGACACCGTGCCCGTAATGGTTACCTGTCTGCCAATCCTAGTGTATTTGCCGCTAGAACTAAAAGCGCCAATTACAGTAAGACCAGAACCTTGATTGGGTGTCCAAGCACCTTCCTCATACCAATTCAGCAACTGGCTTGTCATTCCCGCTGCGGGGGTGTTGGCAGTAAAGTTGATGCCTTTGGCTGCTGTGCCTGGAATTAAATTACCTGTTTTAACTGTTACATCGCCAGCGGCTGCAACGTTTAATCGTTCAACTAAGTTTGTTACATCGCCATCAGGAGAAGTCCAAACCGTAAAATCTGATGCGGCATTTATGCCATTTAACAAAAACTTAGCGCCAAACCAAATTGGTGTTGAACTAATTGTCCCGTACCGAACGGCCCAGCCAGCTAATTCACCAGCGTTTGTGCCCACAGCGCCATTTTGAACATAGCTTGTATATGTTTTTACTGCGTTTGGCGTTGTTCCCGTTGCGGTGGCTTGCACTTCAAACACCGATGCTGGCGTGTTAGTGGCTACACCCAAACGATTGTTTGTGTCATCAAAAAACAAATTGGAATTGTCTTGAGAATAAACCCCCGATGAGCCAGCAAAAACAACCGACCCAGCGGTGAATGCCGTTGCTGTGCCTGTGCCTCCATTAGTAACGCCTAATGTGCCGCTGACATGGGTTGTAAGGCCAATTTTGCCGTAGCTTGGTGCTACTCCAACGCCGCCCGAAATAAGAGCATTGCCCGTGGCTACATCGGGAAGTTTTGCAAGGGTTGTGGTGGTGTTTGCATACAGCAAATCACCGACCGCATACGATGTTTGCCCTGTGCCACCAGCCGTAGCTGGAACAACTTTCCACCCAATGACTTGCACCGCCGCCGCATTGTCTTTGTAGAACAATTTGCCATCGGTAATGTTAATGGCCAATTCGCCAGTGGCAAGATTAGCCGCCAACGGCACGTTGGTTGCTGTACTTGAAGAATACAGTTGGATGGGGGTAAAGCCTGTTTGTGCCATGTTGCTTCTTTGTTTAAATTGGCAAGTATCTATAACCTAACGCATCGTTCCATTCAGCATTTAATGGGTCTGCGCCATCTGAGTCTTTATTGAAATACTGCAATTCAATAATGTAAACACCAAAAGCATTTGCACTGCTGTAATTTGTTGCGGTAACAGTTATATACCCGCCCAGGCTTGCACTACCGTTTGCAAATCCAACCGTAACCGTTGAGGCCGTGCCTAAACTTCTTGGTGTACCTTCATTTGCAGATGCCAGCATGGTGGTTACTGTTCCCGAACCATTGACAGATATTGATGCGGTCACAATACCATGCGTTTCATCCCTTGTTGCTGGGTTGGTGTCAGTTGTGTCAGCAATAACTGAATAACTAATACGCACCAAACCGTTATAAAACAATGGCACTCTAGCAATGCTGTTGACACCAGTTTGATCGCCAGCCAATCGTTTTGTGATGACCGCATACCCAGCCATACGCAATGACTTGGTAATCATCATAATTTGCGTTGACGTTACATCTTGGACATTCTTAGATGTTGTTGCATAAAAACGATCATCATTAACAAGTTTTTTATTGGTGCTTAATGTGGTTTGTGGCGCTATTGGTGCTTGTGTGGTTGAGTCAACTGAAATGCAAGAAATGTACTGATGTTGGTCAATGTTTGACCCAGTATCAGTAAAGTTTGCGGCACGGCAGCCATTAAAAATTACAAGTCCGTTTGTGCCGTTTTGTGTGTTGATGTTTCCATCAATATTTAACGTACTCCATACGCTAATCCCCGCCAAAGTTGTTAGCTTTGGAAAAACGCCAGCATTAGTATTACCCCAAAAATCACGAATACAAACGTTTCTTTGAACATCAGGCGATGCAAATTGTCCAGTTCTCCACAAAACATGATTGTTTGTTGGTGGAACGCCAGTGCGATCAAATTTACCTGACAGGTAAAAACCCTCTAAAACATGACCCCGACCCGTATTGTCTGCGCCGCCGCTACCATTGTATTTATCAAACGTAAACGTATGACCCCAAGGCGCTGCCGCTGGACACACAGTATCCATGTGAACATAAATTTCGCAATGCGTTGCTGGCGTTGTGTCTGTCCATGTCAATGAAATAACAGGCGCTGCGCTTTGGCAAGAGGTAGATTCTGTGTCAACGTAATTGACATAAATATCACTTAGACCAAACCCTTCAGCCGCCGACAATATGGATGTGACTTGTTGATTTACGCTGTTAACATTCAAAACGTTGTTGTTAACGCCATAAATTATGAAATTTCGACCGCAAGTGTTTGCGTTAATGTTTAAATTAACATTATTACCCGAAAATTGTGCGTTGTATGGATAATAACAATTGCTAACGTTTAGCGTTCCACAAATTAAAGATGCCGAATAACTTGCAGGGTCAGTTGACAATTTTACAGGGACAATACATTGCAAACCACCAGTTTGATTGATGTTAAACAAGAAATTACTGCCGCCTTGGTTAATCTGAACGCCTACCAAGCCTCGTAAATTGGTTGATGCCAAAGTTACCGACAATTGTGTTTCAATCGTTGCAGACAATTTAACGTTGTTGCAATTGATAAAGTTAAACAAAACTGCGCTATCGCTTCCCGTGTAAGTTTGGGAATCTTGAATAACGCAATTTCCAAAATCCAAATCAATGTTGTCTACGTTTGTCAATACCAGCAATTCACCACCAATTGCAGGGGTTAGCAAATAAGTGTCACCGTTATCGCCAGTAAGTTTGCCACCCCCCAAGGATTGAAGTTCTGCAAATGCATTCACAAACGCATCAGTGTCATCTGTAACGCCATCACCAACAGCGCCAAAATCTTTAACGCTAATATATTCTGAAAGTTTGTCACCCACATTGGTGGCAACCGAATCATTAAATGGCGGGGTATAGCTGATTTGGAACGCATCACCATAACTGGCGGCATTGATTGCGCTGGTGGTAAATTTGACAGATGCACCAACGTGCAGACCCGTGATAAACGTCACAACGGTTCCGCTTGTTTCAGTAAACGCATATTGCGCCCCTGGCCCATACTGATTCACGCCATCCACAAACACCGATAAGCTGCCAGTTCCAGGCTGGTATTGCATCGTGGTCAGGGTAAAGATGGTTTGCCCAGCGGTTGCCGTTTGAATTTCTTGCTGGTTGGTAAAGTTGATGAAATTGGAATTGATGCCAGAAATGTTGTCGTATGTGGCAATCAGCACATCGTTGGCATCGGTCAACACAAATTTGTAAGTGATGCCATCAGTCAGCCAGATTTCACCGCTTCCAGGCACACGCCCAGCAGAATTTAACTGAATCGGATTTGAATGGGCAATAGTCCCCGCGCTGGTGGTGTAGGTAGTGGCTGGCGTGGTTGTTCCTGCCGTGTAGGTGTTGAGTTTCCCGCCTGACAATACCGTGCCATCATTGTTGAAGAACTGTGCCGCTACGCCGCCGACAGGGGATAAATTGACTGCCATATTGATTCCTCAAATGCTCGGTGTAAAGACCTGGGGCAACCAGGGTGCGACAACCACCCGTTGGGTTGCCGCAGCTTGTTCATCTAATCGGGCCTCGACCTGTGCGCCAATGTCAGTGGTCACCCAGCCGATCACAATATCCTCGGTCACATCAACAAATGGAACGGTCAGCTTTGGCTCGGCAAACTTCCACCAGCCTTCGGTTTCCACCCCGTTTTTAGCGCAGAAATACCGTGCGCCTGTGATCAGATCGCCATCGGCTTGGATTTCCAAGATTTTCCACATCAGAATGTGCCCCCTGTGACCCCGCCCGTGGCGGTTAAAACGCCCGTAGATGGATTAAATTTCAGTTTAGTGGATGATACCTTGATTGGCAAATTTCCTGTGCTTGTAGTCACCCAGGATAAATACATTTCTGCCGCTGTGCTGGTGTCATCAGTTATTGCCACGTTGGTTGCATTGGTAGCCGTTCCCGCTGTGGTTGCCGACCCTGCCGACCCATCAATGTTTACGCCTGTCAGGGATTGGGCGCTGCTTGAGCGATTTAAGGCGATTGCGGTTGTGCCAACGTACAGGCTTGAATTGCCCAATACACCGCTGGGAATTGTGCCCGATAGCTGACCCGCTGGGAGGCTTGTCAGGCTTGCCCCCGACCCGCTGAACCCTGAGGCGGTCAGCAATCCAGAACTGGGATTAAAGTTTAGTTTTGTGGAACTGACAAAGTTTGTGGTCAGGTTGCCCGTGGTCTGGTCTGCAAACAGGGGGTAACGCACCGCATTAGTGGTCACATCATCTGTGACCGTGGCATAGGCGGTGGGGGTTACCCAGCTTGGGGCGCTTGTGCCGTTGGATTGCAGAACCTTGTTGGCATCCCCCGCAACAGAGGCTATAAAGGCCGTTGTGCCGCTTGCGGATTGGTAGGGTATGGATGCCGCAGCCCCACCCGCCAAGTTCGTTGCTGTGCCCACAGACACAGTTGAAGTGGCAACGTTTGTCCAATAGCCCAAGGATGTGCTGTATTGGATTAAATTCTTGTCGGCAAGTGTGCCAAATTGGACGTTTGAGTCAGTGCCGCCAAGTGTTGAACCTCGGATGATGCCAACTTGGAAAGACCCAGAGCCGCCTGACCCTGCTTTGATTACAAGGCCCACTTGAACTTTAATGTAAGGCGCAACAGGTTCAACTTTGGTGGGATTGCCTGTTACTGGGTTGTACCAAATAACATCATCATCAGCCCAAACCTCACCAAAAGCCGTGCCGTTGGTGGTGATTCCACGAACCACACCAAACGATGTGACACGCCCGAAACCATTAAGCGCCAAATTTTCAGTGGCAATGCCGACAATTGCATTGGTATCTGTAATCCCTGCAATCGTGGGCGCAAACGTAATAACCCCGCTGGCCCCCACAGTGCCCGTGTGGTAAACAATTTGAAGGGGCGAATCTGTAATGGCAGCAGACGCTTTGCCATAGATAAACAGTTCTTCACCTACTTGCTGAGTAATGTTGCCGTTACCCATGCCCAAATTCCACGAACCCGTAGAACCGTCATACCACATTTTTCCTGCGGCAAGTGTTACAGCAGAACCATTGCTGAATTGCTGAGACAAAATGCCGCTGGTGTTGCCTGTGTCATCAATCGTTACAACGCTGTTTTGAATTAACTTGCCTGTGGTCAGGTTAAATCGGGCAATTGCGTTATCTGTTGCACTTGCTGGCCCAACTACATCCCCTGCGCCATAGTCTGCCCAAGTTGGCGTTCCAGCACCGCCAGAAATCAGAACCTGTCCAGCAGTACCCGCAAGGGAAAACGCATAAGCCGTTCCCGTGCCGTAAGCCACAGCGCCAGCCGTTGCGGTTGCCGTGCCGTTTGTGCCGCCATTTGCAAGCGGCAAAGTGCCAGATACATGGGTGGCAAGGCCAATCTTTCCCCAACTGGGTGCGGTGGTGACCCCGCCAGAAATCAACGCATTGCCTGTGGCAACGTCTGACAGCTTGCTAAGTGTGGATGTGCCAGACGCATAGATGATGTCGCCAATGGCATAACTGGTGATGCCTGTGCCACCATGATCAGCGGCAATCGCAGTTCCTGCCCATGTACCCGTGGCAATTGTCCCCAAGGTAATGATGCTGGTTTGGCCTGGGTAGGTATCGGAAATCTTTAGCCCAGTTGCAGACGCATCTAAAGTTGTGCCGTTTGGCTTGACAGAAAATGTGTTGCCAATCAGTTGAAGGCCACTTCCCGCAATGTACGAACCCGCCCCAGAAAACTGCGACCAGGGCATTGCGGTCACATCAATTGTGCCGCCCTGATTTGCGGTGCAAACCCAGCCCGTGTCTGCCAGGGTTGCGCCTGTTTCAATAAAAGTGAACGCTGATGGCACTTCTGCCCAAACACTCATATCAGCAGATCGCGCCCAAGTGCTGGCAGATGCCACATAAATGCCGTTGAACTGGCTCAACGTCTGATCTTTGACCAGAATCCTGTCGCCAGCGGTCAGCGTTGCAACCCAATCGCCTCCTGCCTGTACCGCCAAGCCTGACAGCGTGATGTTGTTGGTGGTCGAATACACGCACGATGCTTTTACATCCAAGCCCTGCGCCACCGAATCCACATAGCCTTTGTTGGCGATGTCTGTGTCACCCACAGGGGTGGTGGAGATCGTGCCAGTTACCGTGCTGATGTTCGTGAATGAGGCGTTTTCTGGGCCATAAAAAGGCGTTCCAGCAGGGCCAACAAAGTACTGAAGGGCAAAAGTAGGCTCGGGCGCAAAAACGCCCTGCACAGGGACAAAATTAGTGGTCTGGGTGACCGCTGTGGTCATGGCTTACTCAAAATAAACCGTGATGCTTGCAGTTCCAGAAATCACGACATACAACCCGTTTTCACAATTGATGCCATCATAAAAATTAATGTTTGTTGCCGCTGTCATGGTGAATGTGTCAATGATTTTCACACTTGTGCCAGGGGTCTGGGCATCGTAGACAGTCACGGTGGGGGTGCTGGAGACGGTGCTAACAAAAATGCCTTTTAGTTTTCCAGGTTGATTCTTGACCATTGCGGTGGCAGAAATCTGTGCGTAGTTAGACATGGCTTGGCCTTTCAGTTCATCAAATTATATGCTTCAAAAGAGAAAAAGCCACCCCTTTTGAGGGCGGCTCTTTCACTTAGTTCATGCCGTTTTAAGGCAGGAACGTCAGGTCGTAACCGTAGATAAATACATCTGCGGTTGCGGCAGCGCCTTGGGCGGTGGTGCAACGAATATACAGGGGTGTGCCCGTAATCGATGCGGTTGAGGTTGCGGCGGTCACAACAACTGCGGTGGTCGAGTTATTACCCGACAACGCATATGCTGATTTCACTGCTGTGCCAGTAGCGCTTGGGCCTGTGTACACGGCAAGTTGTGCCGTGGTCAAACTGATGCTTGCGTTTGCAACAATGATGCTTTGAACGCTGACGTTACCAGCCACCAAAATGGGGGCGATAGTGTCAGCAACAGCATTGAGGTTAACGCCTTGGGCAGAGGCAATCAAGCGCAATGCCTGATTGGTTGCCAAGTTACTGGGATGGTTGGTGGTGGTGCTTGCTGCGCCTGGATTAGACATGATTTAGTCCTTTCAATGTTAATTAAGCTGCAACTCGGCAAGCGAGTTCGGGATACAGGGGCGCCCAACCATACAACACATCCACACGGGTGGGGATAGAGTCGTTATTGATGGTGTACTGACGCACGACACGCATTGACAGGCCCAGTTCCTTGTCGCTTGCACGACCAGCAAACACAACGCCATCAGGCAGTTCCAAGTCAGCCGTAGCCAAGGTGAATGCGTTTTTGTGCATCACGATGTTTTGGGGCGACACAGTACCTGTGTTGTTGAAGGGGGTCACAACTGCGGTTGCGCTGGTGGTGGTAATGGTGACGTTCTGAAACTGACCACCAGTGATGATGGCAGGAGAAACGGTCACGGCAGTACCGCCGCCAGTAGCCACAGCGGTGGTCGAGGTCACGACAAAGCTACGCAACTTGCCCGAACCGTATGCGCTACGGTTTTGGGGGTTGACAGCAAACACACCAGCGATCTGGATGGTGTCGCCCTGGTTTAAGGTCAAAGCAGAAGATGCCACCAAGGTGACGCTGCTGGTTTGTGCCCAACCCGTGCTAATGCCGATGCTGGTGGTGTTGGTGGCGAGGGTCAAACTAGCGTAAGAACCAAAGGTTTGGTTCACAACGTTTTGATCCATCTTCCAGTTCATGCCAGCAGAGTCACGGCCCATCATGCCTTTTTGGTATTGTTTGCCAATCACATCGGATGGGACAAACAAACCCTTCAAGCTGTCAACAATGGTTGCGCCCGTGAAAGGCTCAACAATGCAAGAACGGCGACCATCACGGGGTGCGCCCTCGCTGTCCAGATACGCACCAGCGGTCAAGTAGGTGAGCAAACTGGTGGGAGGCGTTCCAGCCGTACCAACGATGTTGGCGGTGTTGTTCTTTGCCATCGTCAGACCGTCAAAGTCGATCTTGTTGGCAACAGCAGCAACAGCGGGTTTCAGCACTCGGTCAGAGAACATATCCAATGACAAGGCCAAATCTTGCGTGGTGAACTGGGTATCAACGTGAAATTGCGTGGTCAAAGTGACAGGCACAGAAGTCTCGTTAAAGTCCTCAACGTTCAATGCTGGGCCAGTAGTTCCAATGAAACGACCAGGACGGCGAACGTTTAGGGTGTTACCGATCTTTGCGCCGCTAACGGCAAATTGATCGTCATAGTTGCGGTCAACCTCGCTGGAGAAGGTCAATTCGTTTTCCAAAACCATCAACGCTTCGTTGGTGATCATGGAGATGGTAAGCAGATTGTTGCTCATTTCATTTCCTTAAAAAAAGATTGATTTAGCGGATTCGCCCTGCCATTCGTGCGGCTTTGTAGGCTTGATATGACCCCTCAAATTTACCATCGCTGGTAAGGGGCACATCTCTGCCGTTTGCCGCCGATCTGATTGGGTTAATCGGCGCTGGCGCTTTACTTTTTCCAACGACAGTCTTAGATGTTGGCTCAGTCTTTTCAAACTGTGCCTCTAGCTTTCCAATGCTTCTCAAAGCCGATGCCACGGTCATGCCAGAAAGTTTCTCTGCAAACTCAGGATTCTCGGCAAGGTGATACAGAATTCTTGGGCCAACATCTGATTCAAAGATTGCGTCCCGCACTTCGTTGCTCACAACAACGTCAGCAGACCCAACCATATCGTCAAAATCAGGCATTTCAGACTTGGCAGCTTTGACCCGATCAGTCCAGGCACTAATAACCTTTTCCCGTTCGGCTTGCTGTTTAGCCTGTGCTTCCTTCTGCTTTTCCTCGCCCATCCTCTGTTCAACCCGATAATCTGTCAACGCCTTGGCGTATTCATACATATCGGAGAAATTCTCTGGCTTGGGTTCACCAGTTGGTTGGGTTTCTGCTTGCGGCTTTGCCCGTCCTTCCAATTCCCTAACTTTGGCCTCTAAAGATTCCCGCGCTTCCCGTTCCCGCTTGGCTTCTTGCCTTGCTTCTTCGCGTTGCTTGGTTATCTTTTCAAACCTCAATTCCAGCTTTGGATTGCGTTTTCTTTCCTCTGTCGCTGTCGCTTCATCTTCCCCAAGCGGCTCACTCTGGCTTTGCGTTTCTGTCGGCTCTGTGGGAGTTTTCTCAACCACAGCCTCAACAGGCGCTCTGTCAGCTAAACCCATCTTCTTGGCGTTGAACTCAGCCAAATTCTCACTTGTCACCACATTAGCGGCAACTTTTGGTGCTTCTTGCACTTCAGACATGGATTACTCCAAGGATTTACCCAGTTGACCCAACTGGTAAGGTTTGGGCGATATTACCCGAAATCATGTCAATGTCAATTACTGCGGCATTCCTTGTATAAAGGGATTGGGCTGGTGACTAATATCCTGGGCGGCAAACATTGCAAGTTGTTGCTGTTCAGCGTTCAGCCGTTCAATCTCCATCATTAACTGATCAGGTGACATTCTTGCAATAAGCATTTTGACCAACGCATCGATTTCAGATTTGTTTTGGCTAGTGATTGCATTGACATTGGTTTGATTAACTTTTGCTTCGTTAATGGTTTCAGTGTTGTGCGCCCGTGCGGTCACATCCATCAGCTTGCGTCTGGTTGCGCCTTCTTCTTTAATCTGGGCCACTTGCGCCCTGTTATTGATCTCCAACCCTGCCGCTTGCAATTGCTGTTGCAACTGCTGAATCATTTGCTCAGACTGTGCCAAACGCATCTGGGCTTCTGGCGGTATATCGGATTTCTCGTCAATGTTTGCCATCGGGTTCATGGCGGCAAGGCGGTCAGCAATTACATCTGCGCCAGGGAAATCCATGTTTCTGAATACCAAATCACCCGCAATATTAAACAATTCCTGATTGCCCGTCAGCAAAGGCATCATTTGTTCAACCGCTTGCTGGCGCTTGGTCTGGAATCCTGGGCCTGTATCCATCACCACATCATATTCGCCCACAGTTACATCATTCAAAACCTCGCCAATCTCGTTTTGCTCATTGATTGTGGTCATGTCGGGCTGACCATCCGAACCAATAATCCGCATCACCCGCTGGGTGTCGTAAATTTTGGGTATCAGGTCAAGAATGATGCGCCCAGTTTGAGCAATCGAACGGGTCAAATTGTCGTAAAAGTGAAAGTTAGACAGATCAACCTGATTTTGCTGGCCCTGCAATGCCTTGCCTGAGATATTCCCGCTTGGCAACTGATTTGGATCCATGATGCCCAGCACCATCTGCAAATCAGCAGAAATTGCCCCCGCCGCTTCCATAATCCCTGCGGGTGGCGGCTCGGGTTGCAGTCTGACAGGTGCTGGCGCTGGCACACCTTCAATGTCTTTTTGCTTGTATCTCAGCACAGGCATGGACTTGATGTTAGCCATTGCCCATTCGTTTTCGTGGCCCTCGTCTTGGCCCTCTGCCAGCAACCATTTGGCCTTAGGTGCAAGCGCCACCGATTCGGTCATGCTGGTGCGCCAGAAGTTGTACATACGCTGGGGGTCTTTGGCAAACCGAACCAGCCCGTATTTCTTGCGCTTGTCATCCACAATGACCTGTGCGCCATAGCAAGGCACAACAGGGATATATTTACCCGCCCAAGTCTTTTCCTCTAGCACTTCCATTGCGGTCATCTTGACCCATTTCACGGCCTTGCGGAATGAGTCCCGTTCATCCACCACAGTCAACCCTGCGGCCTCAACCCGTGCAAAGAAGTTGGCGCTATCCCCAAAAGATGTTGTGCCGTCACTCAACAAATACAGCTTGGCACGTTCACGCTCAATGTAAAAATACTCAGCAATGCGAATATCCTCTTTGGTCACCCATGCAGAGGTGTCATCCCCTGTGCTGCGTTGCTGAAAGTTAGCCCCATCGTTTGCACCTGGGTACATTTCCCGAAATATCTTCTTGTCCAGCACCGTTGTGATCAGGCATCGCTCGGCATCCGACCCATCTGG